ACTGTCCGGGTTTCCGGCCTAGTAGGGGTTAGTGCTTGTCTTTGTCGCTTGAAGAGTGGCTGGGTTTCGGCGGTTCAGGTTTCGGCGGTTCAGGTTTCGGCTCCTCAGCCTTCTCCGCCTTCTTCTCAGCCTTCGCTGTCAGATCATCCTCAGCTGCCGGATCGTGACCTTGCAGCTCATCGAAATCACCCACGACGTCCTCCTAACTCGTCTTAACGGCTGGACCAAACAGAATCAGCTGACGATGTTTCCGCACGTACCATGCCGCGCCGGCGATCACGTCCGGGTCGTCCTGTAGGAAGCCGATGCCCTTGTTGCAGGCATCGCAGAGAATCCCACGAACCTGGCCAGTCACATGGTCATGATCTACGCACCAACCGACGCCCTTAGTCTTAGGCGTTTGGCAGACCGCACACCGACCGTCTTGGCTGGCGAGCATCGCCTCGAACTGTTCATGGGTGAGGCCGTACCGGTTGAGTCGTTTGCGTGGCCTCATGTAGTGGGTCTGGCAGTACGTACCGGAGCAGGCCCGTGGCTTGTCGCAGCCTGGGGCCTTGCACAGCCGTTCGCCGCGTTCATATTGGCGGACTGGTGGCGCAAGGCTCAGGCCGAGACGTTGCCGTTCATTGTGCGTGTTACACAGACCGTTCGCGTGGTACTTCTTCTCGCAACCATCGACACTGCAGGTACGTTGTGGCATAGGTACGAGTATATATTCTGGCGAACCACGTCACCAGATGGGTGAGCCGAGAATTGCCTTTGAAACTAGGAGATCGTGAGGTATCTAAACGCCGCCGTGGTCCCTGTCGTTGAACCTGTTCTCCAGAACATATACCATCCCGCCTCACCTGCGGGCAGCTGCGCGGACGCGCCGGTGCCTTTGATCATCGGGTCATACAGCATGCTGACACCTACGCGGTCGGCGATGATGAAGTTGTTCCAGTCGCCGAACATGAGGGTGGTTGAACCGGATCCGGATGCGGCGGAGGTGCCGGTGGTGACGGCGGGGAAGTCGGACGCTTCGTAGATCGGCTGACCCAACAGTGACGCGGGGGTGTCGCTGGTGAGGTTCGCCCAGAACGAGCCGCCGCCGTACACATCCAGCGCACGAACCTTGTTGAGGATGGCGAGGTTACCGACCCACGCCGCCTTCGATGACTGACGGAACCGTGGTGGCAACGCTGCCTGCAGGTTGTAGACATCCGTGGATCCACCAGTGGATGCAGTGGATGACTGGAACGCGGTTCCGGTCGCACCCGGGGCGACACGGCCGACACCGGACAGGGCGGCGATGATGCCGAGCGGTGCGTTGGTGCCCGACCCGGTAGCGAAGTACGCCGACTCGATGCGATCCTTCGCGTCACCGAACAGCCCGGGTAGCTGCTCACCGAAGTTGGTGTCATCTGCGGCCTCGTACGTTGCCAGCACCCAGGCGGCGAACTTCTTCGGTGCGACCTGGATCTGCGCGAAGTCGGTCGGGGCTGCGTCAGCAGCGGTAGCGGCCTCTGCGACGAGCGCAGCGTTGACGCCAGCGCTGTTGACGCCTTGCCATGCGTTGCTGGTGGTTTGCACGATCCGGGAGATCCGGCGGAACGGGTTCGCGCTGGCGTTGTTCGTCAACACGATGGTCGGGTCAAGCACATACGGCAGAAGATAACCACCGGATGCGTTGCCGAGCTGGATGGCACGCAGGTGGTATTCGTTGGCGGCCGGGTCCTCCATGTAGGCACGGAACGCGGTGCGGTATTCCTCGCTGCCGGTGAGGAGAATGTGGCGGGCAATCTTCGGGTCCATTTCGGCCCGAACACTGGCGGCCTGCGCCTTCGCGTCCGGCAGCTGCCAGCCGCGGCGCTTGTTGTCGGCCTCGATCAGGTTGGAGGCCCGGGCGCGTAGATCCTCTGGGCCGACAAGGTTGGACCGGACTCGGTCCATGTCCTCAAGCGGGTCCTGCCGCTGCCGGAACTCGGGGCCACTCGATCCGCGCATCGACGGGATCTTCGACTGTGGTTCTTCCCGGTTGTCGGGGTCGTCGGCGGCCTTCATAACACGGGACAGGTCAGCCATCCGCTGCCGCAGCGGCTTCGCCTTGTCCTCAAGCCCGTCGAATTCCTCGATGACGGTGCCCTGCCAGTTCAAGTCTTCCGGGGTGGGGTCCTGGATGCTGCCGATGCGGCGCAGCTCGTCCTGGAGGGAACGTTGCCGGGTCTCAATTTCCTGCAGGGTGCGGTATTGCGTGGTGGTTGCGGGGGCCTGGTCGTCAGGCATGGTCGCCTCCGTGGCGGATGAGGAACGCGGCCCGCTGGGCTTGCAGTTCCTGCTTTATTGACCGATCGGAGTGCCTGGAAGGCGGGTCCTCGGCGGCGGGACCCTCATCGGAGGGTGTGCCATCGTCTGGCGGGTCCGTAGGAGTGCCAGAACGGAAGATTTCAACGAGCCGTTGCCGCTCATCGTAAGACAGGCTGCCGAGCAACATCGCGGCTTGTTCGGCGCGGACACCAACAATCTCGGCGCCTGAGTAGGCGGGGAACGGGGTCGGCCCGTATTCCCGCAACGTTGACTCCATCCGACGCAAGGTCGGCAGTTTCCCCGAACGGTCTGGTCGGAACCCTCCCCGCGGAACCAGCGGATCCGACCGGTTGAACGCACCGGAGAAGGAGTAGGCGGTGATCGAGCCTTCCCGAATGGCTTCTAGTACCTCATCGGCGACTTGGGACCGGTGGTAGCGGGTGCGGGTGAATAGTCCGCGGGAGTCGGCGCGGATCTCTTCAGGTATCCCGATGGGTACAGAGTGCCGTTCGGACGGCGTGGACCAGATCGTCATGCCGTGGTTGAACATGACGGGCAGGTTCCAGCCGCCTTTGGCGCGGCGGGAGTGGTCGATGGCCCGGTTGAACGCGGCCGGGTCAATGACCTCCTCATATTCGCCGTCCTGGTCGCGGATCGGCGCGGGGGTATTGAACACGGCCGCATAAGCATCAACAGTGCGACCGTCACCGGCGCGGATGGAGATGTCCTCAAGCGCGAACGACCGGGTGTAGGGGGTTGTCATGATCTGCCTTTCCCGTTCGATCCGGCTAGCGGCTTCGGGAATGAGTTCGGTGCTGGCTTCTTCGATGCGGCGGTCTGCGGCCTGGTGAGTGTTTGGCCGCCGCCGGGTGGGTTCCCGGCCACGGCTGGGCGGTTCACGGATGTTGAGTTGGCGTTCTGCCCGGATTCGGGGCCGGTGACCGGTGTGGCCCCCGGCGGAACGGTGATCGTTTCCCGTTCCTGCACACCCGGGGTCGGTGCGTTCGGATCCGGCACCAGCTGCGAGATGTCACCGGACGCGAGGTACGCGATGGAAGAGTCGCGGGTGAACCCGGACTGCGTCAACGTCAGCAGGGCGGCGGCGTTGACCTGATGAACTTGCGCCCGTTCCGTCTCCGCCGCCTGCAACGCCGGAATATCCGACGTGTCGAACCACAGTTCAACACCCCGCTCGGGGACGTTCGGGACCAGTTTCTGAAACGCTGCGCACCCGGACCGCCACAGGTGATGAATTGTCACCTCAGCGAAGCGGCGCATCTCCGTCTGATACGTGGACTGGTCCTCCGCTGATTTCAAACCCATCAGCACGGGGGGGACACCGGCGGCGGCGCAGATCCTGACTTCACCGACGGCTTGCACCGCGGCATAGTCCAAGTCTTTCAACCCGTTGCCGAGGATGGGGTCGGCGCCTTGGTCGAAGACGAGGGTTTTGCCGACGTTCGCGGCGCCGCCGTACTTCTCCCCGATCCGCTCGACGATCATGTCGATCGTTTCCCGTTTCATCTTCAACGGATATTTGACCGCGGTGATCGGGGTGCCATGATCCAGGTAGGTGGTTTTGTACGTGGTCAAAGCTGAGTCGGAGTACACGTCACGGAGCACCGGGGTGAGCCATGACATGCCCCGCCAGTTCGCCAACGGGTCCGGATAGGGGGTCGGCGCCGCCACCTCGTCAACGGTGAAGAACTGCGCTTTCGAGGATCGTTGCCCGGCGGGGGGTTGGTTGAGTTCCGGGTCCCAGTCGTAGCCGATGACCTGCTTGTATCGGGTGCCGCCGGTGGACACGAATTCGTCGGAGACGATGGTGACCTCACGCGGCGGCAACCTGAGTAGCTGGTCGTTCTCAATTTTCGCGAAGTAGGGTCCGCCGGCGGTGGACACGTCCTGTTCGTACCGGCACCACAATTCGCCGGCGGTCGCACCCGGCCACGGGTACTCGAGGATGCCTAAATCAATCTTACGGCCACGTAGAACGTCCTCATTGCCGTATAGCTTCTTTGTTGTCTTCTCCCGCAACTTAAATGTGGCCTGTGACAGCAGCATCATCCGGGTCAGGACACAGGCCCACACGATGCCGTTCGTTTCATAGGCCTGCTGCGCCCTAGCAACCACATCCGTGGGCTGCTTCTCCCGCTTCGAGTCCGCGCCGTAGGCGTACAGCACCGCAGCTCCGGAGGCCATGCCTTCGTAGTAGCCCTGCTGCCGGTACCGGTCGGTGACCCGGTCGAGGAGTCTCATTTAGCCCGCCGATAGCGGTCAAGAACGTCCTCATGTGAATGCAGCCGCTGCTGGGGGCCGTCCCCGGTGTCGCGTAGCACCGCATCCGCCCCCAATCCGAGACCCGTCAACATGAGAACGATTCCGACCATCCACAGGCTGATCAGCCACGCCCCGCCGACCATCACCGCAACCCCGGCAGCGAGCTGCACAATGGGGCTACGAAGCCACCTGAAACGCCGCCGAGGGAACCGGAGCAGTTTCACAGTTGGGCGTTGCCGCCGACCCCGCCTGGGCCCTCAACTGTGCCGTGACCAGCCACAACCGCAGCCCCATGCGCGTTCATGAACGTGGCCGCCTCGGTCT